TAATAAAGTTATTGGTAAAAAAGGTAAGTATAAAAATTTAACACAAAAAGATATTGATAAAATTGTAGCCGATACTGAGGATCACATATTCCAAAGAGATCCAGATAACTTGTATGTCTACGATGATGGTAAAACTATTTACGATGACGATATGTCAAAAAAAGAGTTAATAGAAAAAGAAGGAAGAAAATTAGATCAAGAACAATTTAATAAAGATGTAGAAGAAGCTGGAGGCATGGAAAAATTTTTAGATGAAAATCCAATTTCTGACGACATGAGTGTCGAAGATTCATTAACAACTATGGAAGGTCTCGGTGCAACGCAGACTGCTGAAAGATTTAGATTAAAACAAAAGTATCCAGGAATTGATGATACATTAGTAACTAATATTATTAATGATACTGATCCAAATAATAAAGCAAGAGTTTTAGCTATACTAGATGAAGCCATGCTTTTAGGAAACTCAGGCAAAAGCTCTGAAGAAATTGTTGAAATAATAAAAAGCACACCTAAAAAAGAAATGGCAACAGGCGGACGTGCTGGTTTTTATTCTGGCGGTCAATCAATGATAGAACCTGACTTGTCAGACATTGGCCATGGTTCGGATTCCTTGATGGCACGTAACAGATTAGTATCACCAGGAAGTCAAGCAACAACATCTACAGGTTTAAATTATTTATTAGGTGAAGACAATGACAATACTAGAGTTCCGTTTAACTCTGGAATGTTAGTTCCACCACCTAAACCAAAAAATTTTTCTAAAACTTTAGACCTATTACATAGTAAAGCAGCTGTTAATACATTAAGTCCTAAAACATACGCTAATTTAGTTGGACAGTTTGCAAAGAAAGCTTTTGACAATGGAGAGTTATCAGAAAGAGAATATATGGACATTGTCCAACCGTTATTTGGTCGAGTTGGAGAAATGGTAACTGAAAAAATAAAAGAATATGAAAATTTTAGCAAAGGTGGGAGAACTGGTTTTAGAGGAGGAGGAGCTGACATGGGAACTGTTGCAGACTCTCAAGGAAATGTTAATGAAAGTTTAGGTAATAATTTTGAAACTCCTGATGACAGATCTACTTTTGATCAAACGATTTCTCATTTTAATTCAACATTAGATGCACAAAATAAACCAACTGCATTAGATACAACAATTAAAGCTATTGATATGGGTAACACGTTAAACAAAGGTTATAATTTTTTATCTGGTGGTGGTTTAAAAAGTATCTTTGCTGTAAATCCTTATGCTTTAGGAGCAATGACACTTGCAAAAATGGCTCAGAAAAAAAAACGAAGAAAAGACGCTTATGATGACGAAACAGATTTTGCAGAAGGTGGTATAGCAGATTTAAGACAAGGCTATGCTGGTGGAACTTTAGTTGACAAAGGTCGTAGAGGATTTTTAAAATTTTTAGGTGGAACTGCAGCGGGAGTTGTAGCTCTTAAAACAGGACTCGCTAAAATACTTGGTAAAGAGTCAGGGGCCGTGAGCAAAAAAGTAATTGACGAAGTAATTATTGATAGTGGCTCAGGCGCACCAGCGTGGTTACAACCATTAGTTAACAAAGCGCTTAGAGAAGGAATAGATAAAACAAAAACAGCTGCATATAAAGATGCTCAAGTTGTAAAATCATTAGACACACCTACTGGTAAAGTTGATGTTTACTACGACGTTAGAACTGGTGAAGTAGAAATAGATT